TTCTGTATCTTAACTTCTATTACCCCTTGCGTTGGATGTGAACGTACTACAATACCTACATAAACTAAATGAATAGGAGCATATGGTTTTGTACTTGTATATGCACCTGCCGTTGTTCCGCTTAAATACAATTGCGTTCCGTTAGCGTATGCCTGTGTATCTAAATCAATTAATCTACCAACAACAACTACATAACCATTGTTCATATTGGTTATATCGTTTTGTACAACACCATACGTTTGAGCAGATGTCGCATCGCCTGTTGCTAATGCTTTGCTAATTGTTGGTAGATTACCTTGACCGCCTGTTATATAAACGACAGTCCCTTTGGATAATGTAGCACCACTATTATTATAAACTTCGGTTACTAAATTAGTAGCCTGTGAAATGATAGATGGGAATGTTTGTAAAGCACCTGTTCCATCAATGTACTGATTGATAGTTCCTGCTCCTGTTATCGCTATTGTACCACTAGAAGTGATAGGACTATTTGCTACACTAAATGCTGATGGCATAGAAACACCAACAGAAGTGACAGTACCTGTATCTAAATCAGTCCAAGTAGTTGTGATGGTTCCACCATCTTGTTGATTGAGTGTAAGTGTTTTAGTAGTTGTTCCTGTTACGGATGCACTATTAATCTTATCATTATACGCTGAATCCCAATTACTTGTATTATCTGTTAGGTATGTTATAGTACCACCTGTACTTTTCACAATACCTGTTCCGCTTAATGCGTTTTGTTTATTGTTAAATGTTGTCCAATCTGCTGAATCTAAAAATCCATCTTGACTGCTAGTTGCTTGTTTAACTTGTATAGTTGTGCCGCTACCAATTACAGAACCTGTTCCACCTGTGATAGTCAATACAGAACTTGTATCTTCTGTTAAGTTGCCAAAAGTTAATGCGTTCTGTTTATTATTGAAAGTATTCCAATCGGTTGAACTTAAATAACCATTACTTGATGCACCTGATTGTGTGATAGATATAACATTACTAGCAATACCTAACGGAGCAGTAGCACTTGTAATTCTTAAATTATAGGCTGTGTCCCATTCTGTTTGTTTTGCGTTTGTAGGTATAGAATAACCTGCCGTAAATGTTACAACAAAAGTTCCTGTTGATGTTACGGGAGTTCCTGTTACACTTAAACCTGTTGGGACTGTCATCGCTACCGAAGTAACTCCGAAATCCAAATTGGTTTGCATGTAATCATCAATAGTTTGTAATGTTACTTTGTTAGTTGTGGTTGCCCCGGATGCAACGATAGGGAACACATCATTGTTTGCGAGTGTTACCCTTTCTACTAACTGACTTATCCTTTTATCTGCCATATCTTTAAATATAAAATCTACTTACCCCGTTTTCTTGTAACATATAGAAGTCAGTTTCAAGAAGTATGAAGTCGTAGTCTGTTGGTTGTAAATCTTTGAGTATTTTAAATAAAGATACATAAGAAGTAGTATTGGCTATTGGATTGAACCTATCTACCTTTTGTAATTGATAGAAATGCTTTCCTACTTTTATTATCCTTCTAAAATCTAAATCCATAATATCCTGTGGAGTGAGATAGAAATTACCTTGAAGTACCCTGCTATCTTTATCGCCAATCAATGATATAAGTGGTTCATAATAAGCACCATACAAGTTCGCTCCTGGATATACAGATATACTAAAATATACTTCCTTTGGAGTACCGAATAATAAATCTGCAACAGGGTCAGTCGGGTCGTTCAAGTGTCCTGCGTATGGATATGCTGAATAGGATGATGAACCCGCATTGTATGACATAGTCCACATAGTAGGGCATTGTACTTCGGGTTTCCAATATGCTATTCTAGGTTTGAAATTATCTTTTACCTTAACTCCATTCTCAACTTTGTATAGGTGAAGCATAATTCTACCTTGTACTTCCTCACGCATAACAGGTGCTCCAAATATTACTTTTAATGTTTGTGTGTCTAACTCAAAGTCATTATCTAATATAACTCTGCTTTCCCCATATCCTTCGTTATACTTTGCTTTATAAAACTGACCCCAATAATCATTGTCATCATCAAATTGTATTCTATATTCTTTGGCAGTTATTTCGCTTGTAGGTAAAATAGCCACATCTTGACTGACATCAAGTTTATTTGTCCAATCTAATGCCTCATCCTTATACGCTTTATAGAATAATGGGTATGGTATAATTTCTAATACGTTGTCTTGTAATTTATCTTGAAGGATATACAAGTTGTGCATTGTAATAATGCTTTTTAGAAAATCTCTTTGTTTCATTGACTTTGGCAAGGTATAAGATATTTTCATAGTATCGCCTTCTGTCAAATCAACCGCAACAGGTACAGTATTACCAATAACAAGGTTAGCATCCATACAGATTAGTAATGTATCAATGTATGGATTTGTGTATGGGAATATTAATGCACCAATTTGTTGTGCCTCTATTTGTACCTCAAAATAATCATTCTGTGCTATATCACCTGCCCATGTCGCTGCCCAATCCCAATAATAACTTTGGTAACTACCGCTAAAATAGACTGTCCTAGAATTTGAAATAATTGTTCCACCATTTTTCTTAACACGCATAACCCATACAACTGCCGTTCCGGATTCTAGTGCAACTAGATGTATTCTGTGATTAAAGTTTACACCTGTATTCAATGTCTGTGCTCTATTCCAAGTAAATCTTGTTCCACCATTACTAATCGTAAATCCTTCTGCTGCTACACTTGTAAAACTGATTAACTGATTCCATAGGCTTACATTACCTATGCTTTCTTCAAAGCCTGATGTTTGGTTAAGTAATGTGCTAACTTGTTTAGTAATTGACTTTTCAGCAGTTACTAAAATTAATTTCTTAAAGTATTGAGTATCAAAGAATGGTGCACGAATTTCAAAACCGCTTTCTGCAAATATTCTTTTCAATATCTCACGAATAAATACGGCAGGTTTGAAACTAATCAATGGGTATGTAACGCTATCTAATGTGTAACCATAATCAACCAAAGGATATACATAATTATTTGCACCATCAACCCATTCTGTTCTGTTCCAAGTTTGTGCTATTGTATTGTTATTCCATGTATGGTCATAGTCCGTAAAGTTCAAATCGGCTAGTGTCTTGTCGCCTAATGTGTGTAATATATCCCTCAACCTACCGAATACGTTTGTTTCATAGGTTATATCGCCGTTCTTATTGTTAATCTTAATCAGCCTTAATACCCCATCAAATATTTTCACATTGTCTAGGAATATTTGTGCCTTTGCCTGTTTAGATGGATTGAAGTTAGATAGTACGTTCCTATCATTCTCATCATAATCGTTTTCTACTGATATATCAAATATGTTACCGAATATCTTTTGGTTTCTAGTTGTTGAAGGCAATACTATTGTTTTAGAATAGGATGTGCTTCTGCGTTCAATATCAGTAATATCGGCAATAGAATATGTAAAATCTACATCTATATCGCCTAATGTATCAACTTCGTATGTTTCTAAATATAACTTTGCACCCATTCTATACAGATTGTCTTGTGTTTACTAAACCAAATTCAACATCTATTTCCAAATTAAATAACTTGTCGCTAATACTTTGCTTTAATTCATAACTATTAGCAATAGGCTTCACAGGAATCCACGATGGGGTAATTTGTGTGTCATTGACTAGGTTCATATAAACTAGCGGTGAGTTATAAAGTTGTCTTATAAGGACGCTTTGTGCGTCTGTTAGGTAGTCGCTATTTAACTTATACTTTTGTGTTTCTTTCGTATAGTATATAGGATTTGTATTCTTAACTATTATATTGTCTGCATTGTAGATATCGCCTGAATAATCCTTTTGATACCCTTTCTTTTCTATATCAAAACTTGTCTTGCTAACTAAATCAAAGTTGAAAAAGTCATATGTGCCATACTGATTCAAATAGGCTATCCTTATTGGTTCGTATTTACCACAGGATTGCACATAGATAGTTCCTATTGCATATCTCCTTGCTCCACCATTCGCCCAATTCACAAAGAGTTGAATGTTATCTGTTGTTCCACCATAAGTCAATGGTGTAACTTTGAAATATGAAATCATATTACCGACAGGTGCAGTTGGAGTGATATAGAAAGTTGATGTGCTTCCGTTGGCATATGTAACCAATAATTCTAGGTTAGTAACCTTCCCATCATTGTAAAAGCCTATGATTTGTGAATCTGTGCTTCTACATTTCATTATTGTCCAATCTGTTAATGGTTTGTATATGGTTGTGCTACTACCATTGTATTGGCCAAAGTTAGCGTACCAATTCTTTAATTCTAGTAATGGTAAGGCAGCCGCAAGTCCATATTTAGTTGTTGATACAACTTCTGTGTTGAGTACAATTACATACTCATCATTCAGCATATAGTATTCATAACACTTGATATAGAATGGGAATATAATACCTGCACTATTTGTTGATGTGCCGCTTTGGTAAAAGCCATTCGTAAAATTATAATATGCTGATACTAACTTACTTATATCAAATTCAACTTCATCAGCAGGGTTCGCAGGACTATCATAATAAGCAGTCGCTATTAATTCGTTGCTAATGTTATATACTTTCACAACATACTTAAAGCCTGTTTCGTTGGCATTCGTGCTTGATATCCTGTATAATATCCTGTTGAATGTAGGCAGTATGCTTGGTGTAGGTTGTACTAATGTTATCATTTTTTAGTTACTTTTAAAATCAATGAGTTAGCACCTACTTCTTCAAGTTCTGTTATATAGAATGGTGTAACATCATCAACTGCTCTTTGTTTAAAGTTCGTACCTTCAATACCATATTTCTTAATGTAATATGCTAATCTACTAGCAGGACTTGTAATCTGTTTTAATTTCTTTCTTCTCTTTCCTTCTGTGTTTTCAATTAGGTTAGTAGCCTTTAATTCTATGTTCTTTCTTTTCGCCCATCCTTCTAGGTTCGCTAGTGCCTCTGGCGGCATACCATAAGTTTTGAACTGATAATATTTACCATCAGCGTTCTTATAGAACATTTTATTCTTTGGGTTACCTGCTACACCCTTCACACCCTTATCAATGAAATCGGTATAATTTGCATCACCGAATCCAATCTCTAATCTCCATACTCCACTTTTTTCTTTCGCACCGATAACTGCTATTGAACTAACTAATCTGCCAGAAGCCTGTGGAACTAATTGTTCAAGTCTAGCGACAAGGTCAATACCTAATCTATCCAATATAGATTTGACATTCTGTTGTAAAGCATTTTCTACTTCAACAATGTACTCATTTTCTTTGAGCCTTCTGCCACCTATATTGAATAAGGCATCTACTTGTTCCTGTGTCGCAACTCCCATTGTTTATATAATGCTTCTTTGTGTTTATTATAATCTTTTAAATATGCTAGACTATTCAAATAGTGTATGACAGGTAACTTGTAGGCTTCTGTCAGCGTAATATTTTCAAAGTCCGCTATTTCTTTTGTGGAATGAACCCAACCCCATCGTTCCATAAACGAAGTAGTGCCGCTCTCGTTTCTTCCGTCAGGTTTGAAGAGGTTATGGTATCGCTTATTAATTCCTTGAATAATTGATAAAAAAAAAGCATACAACCATAAACATCCACAAATCTAGCATCCAACAAATCTTCTGCTACAACTTCGTGTGGTACACTTCCGTACTCCATATACTTATCTCCCTTCATACGCAGAAAGAAACAGGCAGCAATTTTATTTAACTGCATAATCTGTCCGCTAAAATGATTGATGTCAATATATTGTCCTGATGTTATTTCAGTTAATTCAAAACAGAACTTATATCTGTTGCCATTTACCACTAGGTAATCAACAGGCTTACATTCCGGCACATTGTTAAAGAACTCTAACTTTGCAGCATAATCTTGAACTAATTGCCTATACTTTATTGTTTCGTATTCTTCCTCACTCTTTCCTTCCACTACGGCTAACATCTTTTGCTGCTTTTCAACAATATTCAGTTGTTCGCTTAATTCAATATCATAAAGGCTTATGAATTGTCCGACTGTCAGTTTATCCCACATAATTGTAAATATATTTTTTAGGTTATCGTTTATCTAAAAGTGTATAGTCCTTTGTTACTAACCTTCAATTCGTTCAAGGCAAAGTAACGTAGGGCATCTATGGCATGGTTGTATAAATCTGTTGGCTGACCTGTTAATGTGCCATCACGTTCTGTTCTGTACTTGTAAGTTAGCACTTCTTTACCAATAATATCTTCTGCTACAAAATTAATTTTATATCGCTTCAATATATCTATGCTATTGTTAATACTATCCTTTCCTTTGTTCGCTCCCTTAATCATTCGCCATCCATCCCTGTAAAGTTCCTCAATGCTCTTTGGCTCGGCACTATCCGCTATGATTGTAGTGTGTTGTTGGATATTAAGTTCACGCATACGTTTACTTATATCTTGATTTGTCAATCCACGTTCATAAATCAATGTTTGAACATAGAGTTGTCCTTCGTGTTTCCTCACCTCAACCAATGCAGTCGGGTCAATAGAATAACCGAAGTCAAGGCCATAGCCTAACAATTCACCCTGTATAGATTCACAGGCATTGAAGTTATTGAATATCAAGCCTTCTATTGTTCCCCATTCGCCTATCCCATATACGTTCCACAACGCAGGGTCTGTCTTTTTCAATAGTTCAATCTCCATAATCACAGAATCCTGTAAGAATGGGTTATCCCTATAATTACTTACAATTACCTCAACATCATTTTCTGTGTACTGACGTACATCTTCTAATTCTGTTTTGATAAAATGGTTTGGTGATGATGGGTTTAAGGCTAGGAAGATAGTTCCTGTCGTTCTAAATAGTAATTGTTGCCACTCTATTTTGTTTATTTCGTTTGCCTCATCAACGAATAGATGGGTTCGCTTACGGCCTCTTAACTTTGTTTCTTGGTCTACTGAAAAAAATTCAACAATCCTATTATTATATTTAAACTCAAAGTTTGATTTGTTGTAATCTATTGTATTTTGTAACCCTGTGGCTTCTAGTATTTCTATGAAGTCCCTCAATGTTGAACTCCTTAATGATGGTAGGAATTTACGAACTATGCTGAATGTACCTTTTTCATCAAAGGCATTACCTATCCTACCTGTCAGCAACCATACAACTGCTAATTGACAGATTGAATATGATTTTGTACTACGAGTACCGCCTCTGTTGATTCGTATTTTCTTCTTGGATAAGGCATTCTTTTCGTATACTTCACTTCCTTTTATTACAAGTTTATCGCTCACGTTTTATGATTTGGACTTCTACTCCTGTAAGGTTTAGACCCCCTTCTAATTGGATTTGTTCTTTTGGTTTACCATATACTCTTGTCAGTAGTGTGTCAATAGAATACAAACTACCTTTCCTAAATGAACGATATAGAGCATTGGCTATTGTCTTTTCTAATATAGTCGTGTCATCGCTTTGAACTATATCTTTCAGTTGTTCCATATTCATACCTAACATATTCTGTATGGTATCATTGATTTCGGATTGCTTATACCCTATTTCTTTTAGTAGGGTTGTAAACTTCTTTGGTCTGCCATTCGGGTTACCGCTTTCCCCTTTCTTGAATGGTATTAGGTTTTCTTCGTTTGCCATATTACATAATATTACTAATGATGTCCTCTTGTAATTCTTCGGGAACTAGATGTCGCCAACTGCCATTCCCTAATTTAATTGATTCACGAATATAGGTAGCCGATATGTTCGCTATTTCTTCTGTCGGAGTATATTTGTTTACTTCATAGCCTACACCCCTCCCAAAGTTCACAGATTCTATGTCAGGGATAATCATAACCTCAACATCTTGTTTCCTTTCCCTGTGATATTTCAATATCATATTCTTTGTCTGTTGTGATGTGAACGGATTGCCAGCATCGGGTTCAATATCCCTTATAAGTATTAGAACAGGTATTCCTTTCAATAACTTCTGTTCAATTAATTGGATATGTCCGTAATGGTAAGGCTGATACCTTCCTATGAAGATTGCTCGTTTCTTATCCTTGTTCTTTGTTGGTTGTCCACCATAGTTTCTTTTAACCCAAGCCATTTGATTTGTTGTTTAGAATTTTAATAATGCAGTTTTCTACTGATTCGTGTGTAGTATCAATATCTATATAATCTTCCGTTGGAACTTCAAATTCTGCTACAAAAAACTTCTCTCTGCCACGAATTTCGCTAGTGTGGACATATACCTCAACCATTTGATTTGAAGCCTTTAATGCCCTCCTGTGTTCGTTATATGGGGCAACTACACTAATGATAACATCATAGCCTTCGTTATCCATAAACCTTGCAATATCTAATACAGATTGTATGTTCTTTTCCCTGCCTTCCCTAGTGTAATCAAAGTTCTGTAATACTTCACGAAGGTTATCGCCGTCAATATGCACGTGCTTTGTGCCTAGTTTTTCAATAAGTGCTTTTGCTAATGTAGTTTTACCTGCTGCGGGTTGTCCGCAAAACCAATATATCATATTCATTTTTTTAATCCGTACTTAATATATTTATACCATATCCTTTCGTGAATGTAATATTGTAGTGGCTTGTATAGTATTTCAGCGATGCTGAATGTTGCTCCTACCTTGATTGAACCGCTAACCATATACATAATCACAAATCCTATTAATGTGCTCACTATTCTATACGATATTGTTTTCGCTATGTGCCTTTTCTTGTCCATCTTCTTTATTGAGAAATGCTTTGAGTGGATAAAATATTAAACTATTCCTATATCCCCCCTCGTATGTTGGGATGATAGGGGTAACTCCATGAACATTCTTCCACGCAGGGTAAACGAGCATTGAATTATCTTGTTGTCCGAATGTGGCATTATAATCAGGAACGTGTAAGTCGCCACCTTTGGCATTGTGTTTCTTACAGATAATGACATTGACCGCACCAACTATGTTGCCTGTATCACGATGGAATGGTGCTGATATATTATAATTTGAAATAGAACTTGTAAACATATTAGCGAATCGCCACTTCTCATCAACTCCTTCAAAGATTTTCATTTGTCTAGCGTATTGTTCCGGCATATATTCTTTGATAACCTGTTCGCTTTCTTTGGCTAACATAAGCATCGCCTTTATGAATGTCTGTGCTGATTCAACTCCATGAACGGATGATATAGTTCCATAGTAACGCATGAATTGTGGTTTCGGTGGAACGCTTCCTAATATAACTGACATCTGTGTTGTGCCTACCTTCCTTGCCTGTTCCCTTGTCATTCCGGGATTCTTTATCTGTGCTTTCAACACATCCGACCTATCAAGTTTTGTTTTCGGTACTCTCTTACTATTGAATTCGCTATTCGCTATGTCGGCAAGTTTACACATCCTTTCTGGCATCTTGGTAATATAGAACCCTATCGGTTCGCCATTCTCATATAAAATACAATCATCAACTACATTCGGTTCCCTGTATTCACATCGTGAACCTATCTTTGTAGTATGTTCAACCTTCTGTAAATCAATGCGTTTCATAATTAGTGTCTGTTTGGATAGTAGTTAAATCTAATAAAGTCCTGCTTATAGAATTCATATGCCATATCTTTTGTTTCGGGAGTCCAAAAATTTATGGACTGACTAACATTCAATGGGTTCAATAACTTTAAGAACAAATCATTTTCCATCTTATGAATATGAATACCCTGTTGTAGCATTTGTGATTGTGGTAAATAGTGCCTTTCCTTTTCCTCAATGTTTATGATAGCGTGTAAAAACTCTTTGAATGGCATACCGATATAGAATATATCTTCATTAGGGAATACCTTTCTGTCCATTGACTTGTAAATCTTTTGGCTATACAAACTCATAACCCTGTCAAAAGGATTACGAACATAAGCGAAGTTGTAATAATCGGGCAATACTTCTTCTGTGAATTTGAATCCAATGTCCTGTCCATGAATATCCATTTCGTTACCATTCTTGTATGGTATTGTTAGTCCTAACTCTTTGGCGAAATAAGTTTTCAAAGTAGTACAACAGGTTTTGGGCAGATACCAATATACTATCTTCTTTTCTTCTAGGATAATGCCACGATTTTTCATTTCTTGTGTTTTAATTTGATTTCAAAAAACTCTTTATTCTTTTTAATATTATTGACTTGACAATGATTAGGGAACTTATTCAAAAGGTATAGGCCACTAGCCTTCACTCTTTCTTTTGTTCGTGTTATCTGCATACCACCTTTCATCTTGTAGTAATTAGTATCAATCGCTATGTTGTTGAATCTCAATACACTACCGAACTTGATGTAATATAATATGCTCCTTTCATAATCCCCTTTATCATCTATGGTCTGTGTTAGGAAGTTGTCATGGTCTATGATTTGACCGAAACAAGCACCAACGATATATCTTAAATCAGCACTCGGCTTCTTGTTGAACATAAATAAGCCATTCTTAACTGCTGATACACCCCATAACTTTGTGCCTATCTTCTTGGATAAATCAAATCCCCTCAATATCAATTCGTGTAATTCTGTAACTAATACTAGGTCTTTGACTGATACGGCTTTATATATCCCTGCTATATCATCATCCAAACTGAATACCATCTCCCCATCTTGAAAGTAATGCCTAATATAGTTCCTTTGATTACGGATAGTTTCAACTCCAACGATTATGTTCTTTAATCCTAGAACGGAATAATCCTGCTTTTCCTGTTCGTTAGCAACGAATAGATAAACATTATCAAGGCTGATATTGGTTTTCTTTAAGTATGCTAGTGTTTTACTAGCGAATACATCAACTCTTTTGTAAGATGGTATGGCAATCTTATACATTCTTTTCCTTTTCTTCTTTCAACTTTTCCATAAGGAAGCCACCAATATACAATCCCTGTTCTCTCCACCACTTTACCAATTCCTGTGCCGCTTCATAGTGTTCTAGTTCAAACTCAATCTGTATGGCTTTCTTAATGTTCTTGGTCATATCGGATAGGTCGCTAGATAAATCATCCTCGTTCAAGATGGATAAATCTATTTCTTCTGCCTTCTTCCATACATCCAATCCCCAATCATTTAGTTCGCTATCATCCCAATCATTAGCCAACACATCCCAATCCCATTCACCGAATGATACGTTATCCTTGATGGTAAATTCTCTCTGTTCACTCTCTGTTAAATCCTTGGCAACGATAACAGGTATTTCTTTAAGTCCTGCTTCTTGACAGGCTCTTAAACGCATATTACCCCCTAGAATAACCATATCTGTATTGACAACGATAGGTCGTATTTCAAGCATCTTTGGGAAGTCCTTAATGGATTTCACTAATGCTTTATACTTATGGTCTTTTATTACCCTTGGATTTTCAGGGTTCGGTTGTACTTTATTTATCTTCAAGTACTGGAAGTGCATCTGGGTTGCCATAATCTTCGGATTGAGGTTCTAAAATAGGTTGTTCTGTTACTACGTTTTCAATACCATTTTCAGTTAGCCATTTGCTGAATGCTTCCGCTAGTTGAAAGATTGCCTCTTGTTGTGGCAGGGTTACACTTACTACTTTCTTGTCATTGTTGAAGTTAAGTGCAAAGGGTTTGTACTCTTGACTCATGTGATTGTTTTTATCGCCCTTGACCTCTGTATCTTTTTGGTCTTGGACTATGTTTATTAAAAGATTTCTTTGCTCTACCTGTTTTTCTTTTCCCAAAAGATATTTTCTTACTTTCGTTTTTTGATTTTGCCATTGTGCCTTTCTATTAAATATTCTATATGATGCTTCTTATCGCCGTATTCAATATGACAAGGCCTACACAATGCCATCAGGTTTTCTATCGTGTCCTTGCCTTTTGAGGAACCCATACCCCTTGCGTTTATGTGGTGAATATCAACTGCTCTACTACCGCATAACTCACAAGGGATAAAGTCCTCTATACCATAACCGAAATGATTAAGATATACTTTTGTGTGGTTTTTCATTAAAAAGGTAAGTCAGTTGTTTCGTTTGTGGCTTTCTTGTAATCATTCAATGTGATTGACACATCTTTGCCATAATCGTTGGGGGCATCTGCTATGTTAATATTGATACTAACATAATCCTTACCTTCATAATGATATGCGTGTTTGTGTGCTTCCGATAGGCATATTGAAGCAGTTAGCCATGTCGGGTTTCTTTTCTTTCCGCTACCTAGACGGATTTTTTTTGATTTGGTTTGTTCCATTTGGTTTTGATTTGATTATTGTTTAGGTTTTCTTTTTTTCTTTGGTTGTTCAACTGCTACAAATTCTATGTCAGGTGCTGATTCTAATGGTACATCAACTTGTACATCATCTTGTACAGGTAATGGTACATTCTGTGATACGTACCAATTATACAGGTGATTCACTAATTCTGCACGACAACTGCTACACCAATGCGAAAAGTTATGCTTATCGCTTACATATTTAGTGTATAAGTAAATTAGATTTGAGTAAACATCTTTTTCATAGTTCTTAACGAACTGATGCTTTTTCCACATTTCATATAAAGGATAATGTCTTTCAAACATTTCCTTATCCATTTCTTGTATCATAGTTCCCATTTATTAGTTATTAAATCCTCTACGTAAAGATACATAAAGGGTGCTATACTACCTATAAATATAGCATCTATAAAGTTTGTTTTCAACCATAAAGAAAAAAATGTTATCCAAAATGCTAGACAGAAGCCGCAACTGAATGGCTTTTGCATTTGTAATCCTGTGATTCTATTGAAGTGATATGGTGCTTTGAATATATACAACCATATCATTGGTAGGAATATCCCACCTGTTAAACAAGTGATTGCTTGATACATTTGCGTATGTTTTTAATTGTTATGAATATTGATGTATGTGGAATACCTGTTACGGCTGATACTTTCCTTACGCTTCCTAATTCTATATACATTTTAAGTATTTCTTTGTCGTACCAATATAGTTGTTCTATCTTGCTTTCAATAGAATTGATTAGTGGTTGGTCATCAAATGTTTCATCTTCTTCACGCACGAACTTAACTATATCCTCAACAGGTAACAACTGATTATACAATCTCCACATCTTACCATACTTACTATGAAGTTGATTACAACAAATCCGTACAATCCAAAACTTAAATACCTGTTTCCCTTTCTGTTCTAAATCTTCTATCTTATCCTTATCATATTCTAGTACAATTAATGCCACCTCTTGACGCAAATCTTCCCACAGGTCACGACCTATATTTTTGAAGGCTAGTTCAAACTCATTGTCGTATAACCATTTAATCGCTTTCAAAGTATTGGTCAATCTTTTTTATTGTGTCTTGATAGCCTTGACCGAATACGGCTTTATATCCTCTGGCATATAATTTTGATAGCATAACTGCTTGTTCTTTATGATGTTCGTTCTGTCTTAATGTCCCATCCTTTTTAAATACTACATTATCCTCTGTCTTTAATTCTATAAACATACCATAGTATTGACCTCGTGGTTCTGCAATAAATATGTCAGGGAATGCTCTTGAAGATTGTAATGCCTTGTGCCTCTTGGCCATACCTATACTCATTCTCATACCACTAGCGAAATCACTACGGAATATAGCATTCGGGTACTTGGTTCTAATGTAATTGCAAACCATTATATGTATATCTTTTTCTAGCACAATACAAAATTAAAAACAAATTTTTGTTATTACCTAATTTATTTTAAAAAGGATTTTCATATTCTTCAAATGCCATTAACTCACCTATGAAACGGAACGGAATATTTTTAAGACTGCCATGTCTGTTCTTGGCTATCTTAACAACACATAGTCCGTTGCTTGGTATAGTGTTACCACTAATTTCAATCTCGGGAATGTTATATGTTTCCGGCCGCATCAAGAATATAACACTATCAGCATCCTGTTCAATCCCACCACTTTCACGCAGGTCAGATAGTTGTGGTAACTTGTCAGGCCTGTTTTCAACTGCCCTACTTAATTGTGATAACGCAATAACAGGTATGTCTAGTTCCTTGGCAAGTATTTTACAACCCCTACTAATTTCTGCTATCTCACTTTCCCTGTTACCTTTCCTATCAACTCCGCTCATAAGTTGCAGATAATCAATACAAAGTAATTGTATATTGTACTTACGTTTCATAATGGTTGCCTTACTACGTAACTCACGAATGTTAAGGCTAGGACTATCATCAATGTACAATGGATATTTGAGCATTTGATTTTCTGTTCTATTGATAATAGATTGCTCGTGTTCTGTGATAATATTGTGTCGCAGATTATGGTGCTTAATCTTGGTTACTAAACTTAATAACCTATTTACTAACTGCGTTCCACTCATTTCTAAACTAAATACCCCTACGGCCTTGTCCTGTTGTAATACATTTAGTATTGTGTTAAGCATAAAGGCAGTCTTTCCCTGTGCGGGTCGGGCGGCAAGTATGATAAGGTCAGGATTAACCCATCCGCTGATAATCCTATTTAAACTTGGCCACCCTGTGTCAATACCTATCTGTCCATTCTCAAATATCTGCCCTCGTTGTTTGGCTAACTCAAACAGATAGTGAAACATATTTAGTTCTGTGGACTTATATACTTTCTGTTGAGCATTGATAATTTCATTACTAGCACTATTCAATATGTTGCCAATCTCTGTGGTTGTATAGGAATTATTAATAAGTGTATGGCCTATCAATATACCCTGTCGTTGTAAGTACAGATGTTGTAATATGGCAACCCAATCTTGTATGTGAGCAGCACTCACAACATCATTAGTAAGTTTGACAATAGAATATGCTCCACCTACTTGTTCCAATTGATTTGTTTGTGTTAAGTGATTAACGACTGTCACTAAATCAACTGCGATTGTTTTATCGTATAAGTGTACGATAGTGGTATAAATAATTTGATGGTGCTGATTATAAAAGAAATCTACTGATAACTTGTTTACAACATCGGGAATACATCTAGGTTCTATAAGTAAAACACCTAGAATACTTTTTTCCACCGATATATCATTCGGCGGTGCTTTTGTTTCGTACATTGGCCTGTTTTTTATGGTTATTTAATAGGGGTTACCCTGTTATATGGTTTGCCTGTTTTGGCTAAAATTGGGGGGGGTGGGTCTGTTTTAAGGTCATTTTAGGTCGTTTTTAGGGGGTTTTGGCCTAAAATAAGGGTTTGGGCTAGGTTAAGGGGTTAAAATGGCTATATGCGGCTAAAAACGGCATATAAACCGATTTATACCTTATATGCTTATTTTGGTCACAAATCCCTTTATTTCATTTGTTTCCTTTATTTCCTTTGCATTAGCACCCCTACTAGCCACCCCATTACCCCATCTACGATTTGCCCCTTCCTTACCTTTGTCGGATAGTGTCTTACGAAGTTTCAAATGTTCTGCCAAACGGATGCTGAAAAATGTTTCATCCTGTATGACAAACAAATTGAACTGCCGAATAACGCAATCAACTTTGGCTTCTGTTACTTGCATCTGCATAGCGAGGACAGGGGTAATGTTCAAAGGCAATACTCCACCACTCAATGCCAATGCCTCAACTAAATACCAATAGATACCATAACCTTCCATACCTAATTGTTGGCGAAGGAATAACACCTTCACATCATTAGCCGCATTATAATCGTGGCTAAAATAATAAGAGTTTGATTTCATACACATAGTTACCGAAACACGAAAGCACCTGATTAGGTGCCTCGTGCTTGGATTTGTTTAGTTTAATAAATAAATCTTCCTTTCTTTTTTGTAATAATGAATCTTAATTAACTTATGCTTTTCTAGTGCGAATAACCAATTATTGATTGTCATAGTACTAACATCAAATTCTAGGGCATAGAAGTTGTTATTCTTTTCTAGGTTATCGTTGTTTTCCTTTAACCATCCATAAAATAGTTTCGCTGCTGCCGTTAATTCTTTTTCATAAAACACATCACGTTCAATACAAATCATAATCTACTTAATTAAATTGTTATAAATCTTTACCGCTTCTCTTTTGTTAAGGACATTGAACTTACCGAACTTAATCATTCTGCCGAACTTGTTTTTATGTGGCTGATTATCACAAACGATATTGACACCTGCTTTACGTAAATGTGTTATCGCTGATGTTGGGTTACATACTCCTAACTTAACTATGCTCATAGTTGTTTGCTCTCCTTGAAGTAATGAATACAATACTTCTGTTTTTTGATTGATTGGTTTTTTCATTTTTTTAAAATTGATTTGATTAAGAAATAGAATTCTAGTGTTAGATATACGCATATAAATACAGGTATACTAATAAATAAGAAATACAACATTGATAGTAGTTTCATTTGTTTATCCTTTTTATTTTATGAATACAATGTAAAATGGTAGTATGGTCACGTTTTAAATACCTGCCTAATTCACTTGCCCCATAACCTTCTTTATAGGCTTCAACACAAAATTTGTTACGCATAGTTATAACATCACGCTTCCTAGATTTTTCTGCTAGTTCTTTGTATGTTATATTATTCTGTAACATATACTGCTCTGCCCATTTCTTTAAACCGATTGCACTTTTTTTCTTGTGGATATATACTTCTTTTGTTTCGTGTACCACCTTAACAACCTCACGAGTGACTATCATGTTGTCAAGCAAAACTTTAATACGTTTCAAAGTATGGTCAGAGCAGTTAGTGTATAACTTTATGTATTTCAAAACATTATTTACTTGTTCCATTTATCATTAAGTAAGTCATAAAGGTTATTTAAATATTTACCTGCCTTATCTATCTTAGATAGTAGCAACTCGCAATCTTCCATATTGATTGGAATACGAAGGGTAAACATCTGTAAACCATCTGGCATTTCTTTACAATATGAAACGAAATCACAATACTGCCTGTTACTAACTAGCATATCACTTTGGCATTGCCAATAGTATTCACGATACTTTGCTTTAAAGAACTCTACATCATTTACTAATCCATAGTGAATATGGTTTTGATAGTTGTATGGGCATTTAACTTGAATGATACCATCATCATTAACGAACCCATCGGGAGTTCCACCATACAATCCTTCAATACATTCAATGTAACCGCAGTCAGTTACAATGTTGCCTGTCTTATTCATATAGAATTGTATGGCTTCTGCTTCTAATTCTAGTCCATGAGTTGTGGCATCGCTTTTGAAATCACGATACACACCTGTTAATTTCTCTGCTAGTTTACCCATCAGGTAATCTTTTGTTGTACTAGATAAATCGCCATTATCTTTTTTGGCTTTCTCTTTTGGTTCAACAATAAGATTCCAAATTGTGCTGCTTGTTATTTTTCCAAGTCGGGTTTTGAACCATTCTTGACTATACGTTTCTATCATCTTGTAGGGATTTTATGATTGATAAATCTTTTTCACGAAATACGAAGTGTCCTTTGGCTTTTTCAAATACATCTGTTTCGCCACCATTGAATCGTGCAACTAATTTGAGCATTGCCACATCATTCATAGTTGGTATTTCAAACACTTCTTGGAGTTTTGTCTTTGGCTTTTCAACTACCTTGACTTGCTCACCTGCGGCATCTATATCCTTATCAGTTACTAATCCTAGTATACTAGACAGGGCATATCTGCGGAAGTATGTTATACCGCTACCGAATGATTGGTATACATTCATCTTGGCTAGTTCAATGATGGGGATGTCAGTAATGGATTCAATGGATTCCCCTGTTTCTGTGTGATAGATAATCGTGCGGAGTTGTGTTCCTTCAAGTGGTTGAGAGAAACATAGTTTATGCTTCTTCATGATAGGCATAATTGTACTGATAATCTTCGGTAAATCAGCGTATGTGTAGTTGAATCCGCTAGTGTCCTTATGGATAATAGGGCATTCATACTGAAACTCGGCTAATGATTTAAGCAAAGATTGTTTGATTGGTTTGTCTACATGTGCTTTTTGCATTTGATTATGGTTTTAAATTGTTTACAAAGGTTTCAAGTGCCTTGATTGTTATACTCTCAATAACATCTCGGCTGATATAATTATTGATATAATCATTGACTTTAATGCCATGAGTGTTCATATGCGTTATTCCTTCATCATCCTCAACATATTCATCCCACAGAATAACACTATCTTGAACCTCAACAATATCGTGAACCTTTAAGAAGTCCAAGAATTGTTGCTCATTAAACATTATTGTAAAATTACCAATTAATTTTGAATCAGCAACAATAATAATAAAATGATTATCATCTATGAAACGGAAATCAATTGTAGCATTGTTGATTGTGAATGTTTGCATAATAGAAATTTATAGGGGGGTTGTTCGCCCCCCTGTGTGATTAATTTTTATTTAGTGAATTGATTAGTGATAGCACTCGGTTATCAATTTTAGTAGCCTTACCGATATACTTACTTTCAAGCCTTGCCCCTTCACGCTTCGGTACAGGCATCTTGTGAGTGGTATAGTTGGTAACACCGCTAAATAATCCCCACATTGTTTCACCCTTCTGTTCCATTTCTACTGCGACACATTCCAACAATTCTTTGGAACGATTGATATTATAACCGCTATACTTACCTTCGGCTTCGTATTCATCCATCATAATATCAACACCTGTAACATTCTGCACAATTTTGGCGATATGTGTTTGCTTAACAGGTATTTCTGATAGTTTGATAAATCTTTCAAATATTGATTTCTCCTGTTCAATAGCGAACCCGATTTCTTTTAGGTACTCATCAACTTTTGAATGTAAGTTATTCGTATGGCGAATGCTATTGGATAACTCTTTACTAGCAGCGTTGAATGTGTTTTGGCAACTGATAGTTATATTAGTCGCACCCCAACGTAATGCTCGTGTGCCATCGTGTGAATTGATGCCAGTCGTATAACCAACGACCTTATCTTTATTCTTGCCGATGCTTTTAATAATGTTACCGCTTTCAAGTTGTGCGTATACTTTCGCACCACCCTTGAACATACCCCCGCCATGAATCTTGTAGCCACCCTTGTCAGCGATACGGATTAGCAATTCTGCTAGTTCGCTATTTTGGTATGGCACATAACTATCTTTACAGGTTGTGAATACGGTTTGGGTATCATCCCTCACCACTCCAACGAATGGGGTTTCTGTCCCATCTTGTAAAAATAATGGTTGCTTACTGACAGTCCATCGTAAACCGAATTGGTCAAGTAAACTAGCCACTCGTTCTGCATTAGCATCATCTTGTAATTTAAGACCGCTGAATGCTTGTTCTAGGATTTGGTCTGCTTTCTTTTTCATAACATAACGCAGTGTAAGATGCTGCACCCTTTATGGTTTAATTGAAAAGTTTATTGACAATGTAGTTGTCAAATGTGGTTTGATTAAATTTAGTACCGAAGATTTTAAAGAATGTTACATAGTGAATGTAACAACTAGCGGATTGGAAGTCGGCTAGTTCATTGAATCTGCATTCATCAATCACTGATTGTGCTGCCCATACATAATGTTTCTTACTCATTTTTTTTCTTTTAAAAATTTAGACAATACATTGTTTTCTGCTTCTGTACGATGGTACATATCATACAATTTCTTGTTGATATATTGTGATGATACGTTTAATGCCTTACACCATTCGTTGAATGATAATTGTGTGGCAGGATAAGTTGATACACTTATCTTTTCTCGCCTTCTGTCTTTGCTCATAAAATTGATTTAAAAGTTTTGTATAGAAATTGTTTTAAGTAGCCTACGTTCTTTTGTTATCACATCGTAGGAATATAGTTCAACCATTGTACTCAAACACGAATAGTCAATAAGTGAGTGATGTTGTATTTCACTTTCTAATTGTGCAATAAATACATCTCTTGTGTGTTTGTAATCTTCTGATTGAAAAATACATTGATTAGACGTGTGTGTTGTTTTGTATGGCCCATCATTTGTAAATGACTTGATACGTTTTGTTAGTTCAATTTGATACATGATTTAATTTTTAAAATGTTGGTAAATAGTTTTTACTAATACATAAGTGAATAGCGATAGACCGCTAATGACAATTGCTTCAAAGATTGTAATGTGTGTTCCCATTTGATTTAATTTTTTGATTAGTCAATTATTGTTATTGTTTCAACTTCTGTTGGTTGTGCTTGTTTTTGTTTTTCCTCTAACAATTCTTCCAAGCCACCCTGTACTTCCGTATAAAAATCATCGTAATCAAAATCAACATCACAAGAATCTAATTCAACTTGATTGCGATAACTCATACTGAATTCTGCTGAATCAACATCAGCCTTCATGTAATCGGAATAACTAACATTTTCTAGAACGCTCATCACTTCTTCCATAGTGAATCGTTGGTCGGTAAAGTTTTCAACGACAGGTGCGTTGTCAAATACTTGCCCTAATTCATCATACAATTCGTTTTCTAAATTCGTTAGTAAGGAACGCACATCATCTTTTGTGTGTAACGAACCTGTTGAATTTTGAACTCGTGTAAGTAAAAGGTTAATTTTACTTGAAATTGTGTTGATAGTTTGGATTTTTAAAGTTTCCATTTTGTTTTTTCAGAGATTATAGTGGTGACTCCACTTTTAGCGATGATGGAATGACTTGAACATTCAGGCCGCCTGCGGCACATCACCAAACCCGTTATGAACAACTTCCATTGAAGGATTACCATTGTCCGACCTTCGCACACCCATACCACTTGCATTGATGGATTAACTTACCAAAGTGTTCCATTGTGTGGTTATACAACTAAATTGTCTATTCGTAGCAGTTTCTTGGTTATCGTCCCTGTGGTTCTACGATTCATTGTATATCGCTAGACTGAGAATGTGTTACCTGTCCTATTCAAGTTTTCTATTGCCCTGTTCTTATTTCATTTTGTGTAGTGGCTTCTTACCCTGTTGATGATGATTAGGCTAGTAGCGAATAGAATTGACTGGATGGGATTCGTTTTAATTAGGTACTTCACTTATACTGAGTTTTTACAACTGATTGGGTGAATTGTCAATTGGTTATGGTGGCCACAACCCGAATCCGTATTTCAAAGAACTATGACAATATTAATATATTTATTTAATATACCAAAATAAATTTAAGGTATAAACATAACTTATTGGTTATCAATCAGTTATATGACTAATTTAGGGGGGTTTTAGCCTGTTTTTAGGCTATTTTGGGGGGTTTTTAGGGGGTTTTTATGGGGGGTTAAATGCTGCCCTGTTGAGCATATATTCGTTCAACAGTCGTCCTCATCCATATCATTTTGTAAGTGTAAAATCTTATCACGTAATGATTCATAATCGCCACGAATGTATATCGCAGAATTATCTTGTAATGTTAGAATTTGTATATCGGGTAACAATTCTTGTAAATAGTATATCTCATCAAGCCTTATCATCCTTCTAGCGAAATCGTATTGGATGTCAAAGCCTAATTCCTGCCAATTAATTGTTCTGTCTTTTAATAAGACCTCAATCTCTAGCCACATACTACGTTGAATATACTTTTGTTTGTATTTCTGTTTTTCTTTTGCCATCTACTATTGTCCTGCTATGTGATAATTCAACCCAATATCCACCAATTTCCGATGGGTTAAATCCTTTTTCTACTTCCCAACCATTCGCTTTGTAACCTTGCTTCCAACAACCTGTACGAATATGGTATACCTTATGCAAATTTACATCATATACGTTACTGCTAGTTATCTTTTCAATCGTTGAATGAACGCAATATTGTGTATGTGTATGTCCTAACCATATTAAATCAGCACCCTCAACATAGGTACTCATCCTGTTATGTTCAATAATACCTTTTGTAACCCTAGCATTACCACCGCTACCATGATGCATTTTAATATAGAAAGCAGCGTTTGAGCCTGATACGTTAAATGATAACACTACCCAACCTTGATAGCCTGTATGTTGTGTATTACTGCCACCTTCCTTGCGTAACATATAACACAATCTATCTAGTGGATTTGTTTCATAGTTCTTTGTGATAGCAGTTTCGTGGTTGCCATCTGCCATTACTAATATGTTTTTAGCGTATGGCTTTAAGAATTCGTAGGCATCTTCAATTACAAGGTCAAAATAGTTATCTCCTAGGTATTCTTTTCTTATAGCACCCTTCATATGCCTTCTGTCGCTTTTACTTTGCATCATATCAAAGAAATCGCCATTAACTAGAATGATAGCATTTTTTTCAAGTGCTTTGTCAAGTGTGCTTTTTAGTAGTTCCCTTTCACAACTTTTGCTATCAAAGTGTACATCTGATAATAGAAGTAGTGTTACATCTTTTGTTCTAACATCAATTTTCGTGATATTGTTACCTAGTTTATTAATAACCATCTTTTAAGCGTAATCTTTAAGACCCATAATAAAATAATTATTACTAAAATTATTAGTAATGTGTTTCTTTGATTTGTTCTGTTCTTTATGGTTTCTTGTAATTTCTTATTATCAGCATTCACTTTTGCCAATTTTTGACTCATATCTTTCATTTGTAAGTCAAATAATGCACTTTTCGCTGTGTTTTCTTGATACACAATTTTCTCTTTTGATTTTGTAATCTTTGGTACTTTAACAGGTGGACAGATTGTGTCCTTATAAACTATATCTCCTTTTATATAGAATGGAACTTTAATGCTATCCCCTTTGATATATTCATAGGTTGTATCAATCTTTTCAATAATAATAGTGCTATCCTTCACAGGATATTTTTCAGCACATATCTTCGCTATTTTCTTTTCAGAAGCACAACTAACAAACAATAAAAGTATTAATAGGTATCTCATATTTTCCCGAATGATTGATATTGCTGACATTTGTTGTATAAATAACAAAACTCTTTCCACCATTTTTTCATTTCATAAACTTTTTAAGGCTAGTGATAATCGTATCAGGACTGAAAACCAGAACTAGACCAACTGCTATACCAAACGAAGCATCCGACCATTGTATTTCCTTGATGAATACACTCGTTATAGAAGCGACTATAATTATCATCCCTAGTAATGTTGTTTTCCATTCCTTGTAGTTTTTTATTTTCATATCAATACATAGTTATTTTTATCAACTTTACCCTTATTATACATATCTAACAGGGTTCTAACACTATATCCAAATGTTTTTTCAAAATGTGGAGCATCAACAAATTTCCAATCGCCACCCCAAGTCCAACCATATTGTTTGAAAATTGTAACTACTTCAATCCAATCAGGTTTACCATCTCCATCAAAATCTTTTTTAGTTTCCCAACTAGCATTTTTACCATCAATCAAAACAATATCAAGTGCTAATCCGTAATTATGATAACTCATACCACCTTTCGCATTAGTTACAATTTTGCCTTTCGTTGTTCTACCCTGTGCAAATAAAGAATCCTGTTCTGCAAATGTTCTCAACGTATGAGAAAATCTACAAAATGCTTTACCTGTTAATGCTGCTGATATTTGAAAATAAATATCTCTAACTTCTTCACGAAGTTTAGGATGCATCAGTGCTATCCTGTCTATTGTTTTTTCGTCTATCATAATTTTGCTTTTCGTTTTTAATTTTATACACTAAATACACGATAGAAAGAATTGAAATTATCCAAGTGAAAACTATATTCACTAATTCAACTCCCATCAGTTGCATAGCATTAAAGAAAATCGCACCTAGTGTTGATGGCACTCCTAATTCATCTCGTTCAAACATTGTCATTGTGGTATTATTAAGTTGGGAATTGACATAAATTTAAAGGGGTAGGGTCTATGATTTCAACACTAGCAGAAACACCTGCCGTAAAATCATCAAACCTTTCTTGAAAGAACTCTATATTTATATTTTGATTTACATTGAAGCCGTATGTGTTATCTAATTTTAGTTTAGAAATAACATCAATAGCAACTTGTAATTGGTCGCTTTGTAATTGTAGCCTATTAGATTTATCTTCTGCTAACAGGTCTGCGAATACTAATAATAATCTGTAACGCATTGTGCCTGTTACATAACTAGATGGTTGAGTAACAACCCATAATACAGGATATTCTATTTCACCGCCATTATCAACGTAGTCATAGATATCACCCTCTCCGAATGTTTTTAGCATTGGATGGCTTTGTTGTATTGTTTTTATTTTTGCTATCAGGTTGCTTAAACTCATCTTTCTTTTTTAAATAATCTTTTAGTTTTTTTTCATTTTTGGTATATGCCATTTCTAATATGGTTTTTTATAACGATTACCTTGATACCTTTCGCTATATGGTCGTGTGTCCTCTAACTCTCCATTACCTAAATTGATAGCCACCCTATATTGATTGCTAGTTGGCCATATTGCAGTTATATCACTTCCTGGATTTAAGTATTCAGGATATGTTTCACTATTCGCAGTAAGATAATTAATTGTTCGTTCAGCATACCATTCTGCGTAACCTTGATAATATTTGCTAATACTTTGTAATTCAGCGAATGTAGGTTGCTCACTATTCTCACTTGTTTTCTTTAAAACACCTTTGTTCACAAATTTATATTGCATAGCCATTGGCAACTCCCCTAATACATAATTGAACAATGTGTCAGTCAAATAACTATCCAATAATGTTTTGTATTTAGCGTTACCAACCAAAGTAATATCGCCTGTGCTAATCAAATCTAAAATCTTATTGTATAACGCACTACCAACCAAAGGATGTATGTATCTATCCTGTGTCATTTTGATAATTTGCGTAAGATTTTTAAGGTCTATATTATTTGAAGCAATCGTAAAATCTTTAAAAGATTGCTCACTAATCATTAAAATATTTGCACTCATCGTGAAGTTTTTTCAATTACAACATTTCGTTTCCATTCGTGTCTGCAATATGGAGTTGTTACACCTGTATCTGGGTTTGTGTACCATCCACCGCATAATTGAAACACAGAATATCCTAATTGGTCGCTGATATTTTGTATTTCCTCTCTTGTGAAATATAACTTACCACCATAAAGTTTTTGACACAATGGTCTGCTCTGTGATAATGGCTTCGGTACATTAGGCCTTTCCTCATAACTATATAAAATCTTGTAAGAAGTGATAGGGGTTAATTTCCTAATCGCTGAATCACCAATTTTAGTTACTGACCTTGTAATTGTACCATCTCTGCTAATTTTTTCTTTGATAACCCCATCATCTAACAAAGTATTCAACCTGTCTGTTACAACACTTTTGCTTACACCTGCCTTTTTTGCAATATCTTCTATTGTTGCGTTTGGATTACCCTTGATAGCAGCCACAATGTTTTCCTGTACTGCGTTCAATGTATATTCAGCAAAATCTTGGTTTCTAGTAAACTCATCCATATCGCTAAAAAACATTCTGTCTTGTTGTAATTGGATAAAGTTTTCTTGTGGTAAACCTTTGCCTTCAAATAATGCTAGTATTTCGTGGTCATTTTTAGTATGACTACAAGAAATTGCCATAGTTTCTGTTGGAACAGGTGTAACAACCGCTTGTTCTTGTACTTGTGGAGTTAATCCAACTAAACTTCTTAATTCATCTTGATTCATATTTTCTAACACTTTCTGTAATAGTGTAGGATTCAATGAATTAAGTGAATTAATTAGATTTTGACTAGAATCACTTTCTTGTTTTTCAATCATTGGTAAACTTAACTTCTCTCTAATCTCATCCTGTGTCATATTCGCACTAATAATAGCCTCACCAAATTGGAATGAAATAGGTTCAGTTTTGTTCAATAGCATTTCAGCCGTAATATCATTGAAAGAATATAGATAGTTGATAACCTGTTCTATCTCCTTTTGCTTGGCATTGATGTATGTATTTTGAAATAACTCACTAGCCTCACGTAATTCTGCCCTTCCACCTAATTGGCCTTCTGTTTTGATACCAAATAGCATAGGACTTGTAACCTTATGACCGCTAAATATCTCCTGTTGCACACTTTTGTTCAATAGGTCAAAGTGCTTGTCAAGTTCAGTACCGCTTAAATCAATTATAGATGGCTCATTTTCCTTGCTATCGCTGAATGCTAACATAAACTTACCCGCATTCTTTGAGCCGCTAAATTTGTCTTTAAATAGTTTTTCAATCCTGTTTTCTTCTTCCTCACTAACCCTACCACCATTGAGGTTGATAAGTTTGGAACTGAACATTCCATTGTTAATACTATTCAAGTGGTATTCGCCTATACAAATATCTAGTTCTATATAAGAAATAGCACCACGATAGTCCGGAAGCGAATAAATATTACAACCTGCTCTATATTCCTTGAAATATAGGATTTGACTTCCTTTTCTATTGTTTTCATCAAACTTTGGATATTCTAGATAGTTCGGTCTAGGGTTTACCTGTCCGTTTTTAATCCAATCATCAGCAACGTAATATGAATTGTTAATAGAATTAGTTCTAACCTTGTAATAATCCAAATGATATAGTTCAGCAATCTCTCCTGTGCCTTTGCTCCAAATAACTTGTAAGTAGTAACCACCGAATATTGATAAGTCAGTAGCCATTTTTTTAGTCAAGTCAGTTAGGCTTTCACCTTTTGTATTAACCTTATCAACAACAGAATAGGCTTTCGCTTTTGCCATTTCATCTTCGGACTTAACTTCCCATCCATTACCGCAGATATAATCCACCTTGCCTGTAATAATTGCATTGTGTTTAGCACTATTGTTGTATAAACGCAATAAATAATCGGGATAATCGTTTTTTTCTCCGTAATAAATCCAATCCTTGCCCTTCACTTCTTTATAAACTGGCAATGGCACTTGGTCAAACTTTAAGAATTTAATCATACTGTATATGTTTTATATGAGCCATTATACCCATTGTATCTAATGACATCTGTATCACTTAAATTGGTATCTACTAATTCAAATTTACCTGTTGCTATAATCGTTGCACCGCTTCCTGCTTGTGTAACATAATATCTCCAAAACCCTATTGTCTTTGTATTGAACGCAGTATTCAATACTTGGAACTTTGAATATCTTGTTTTGAAGGCACTAACATCTGTCAAAGTCAAACTGACCTGTTCGTTAGTCACTTCGTTTACAAATAATATGGTATAGGAATCACTTGAAGTTAATCTTTTGTCCTGTAAACTCAAATATATGTACCCTGTAACATTTTTTGTAAGTCTAATCATAATAGTAAATATAATAAATAAGTACTTGTATAAAAAAAGGCACCCAAAAGAGTGCCTAATTTCAAAAAACCATATGTAAACAAACCAAATCCTAAACAATAGGTATAGCCGCAGTTACTTTCGGTGCTAATTCTTTCTCATTTCCTGTGAAAGTTAGTGTGTAACCACTTCTATCACCGAATGCAGTACCTGTCGCACTACCGCCACCTGTCAAATCCAAACCATACGCAACTCCCAAGAACCAATTATCTCCGTTGTTATCTGTTGCGATTACTGCTAATCTATTTTTAGCCAAAAGCAAGATTTCATTTCTAGTGTTTACTTGCAATTTATTTAGAATTACTTCTAATGTTTGAGTGTAGAATACTGTACCATTCTGTACATTGGTATTTACTGCTTCTGCAAAGTTAGAACTTTCTTTTACAAGTTCATATTTGTAGAATTTTTTACCTACATCCATAGTCAAAGTAGTAACTACACCACTCGCCTGAGTGACAGTCCCTAAATCTTCCCATGGAGCGAAGTAAACGGCAGTTAAACCTCCTACGCTATCTTTACAATCAAGGGTGTAACCTTGTGTTAATGCACATGCCATATTGATAAATTTATTTAGTTAAAGGGTGGAGTATTACCCCCACCCATATTTTTTTCTATTAAGATGCTTTCTTCCAGAAAACAATCTCATCTGTGAATGCTACTTGACAACCTAATTTGAATTCTACTACGAATCTCATTTCGTCTGCCTCTTTTGCATAGAACAACTCAAATTTATCTTGCTCATTCAACATATCTGTACCCAAGTACATGTTGCTCATACAAATACCAACCATATAGTCAGTTCCGTTCAAACCATTCACACCAATCAATTTGATGTTTGTACCTGCAATTACAATCTCCATATTTGCAGCATCAACAGAGTAGTGGAACAAGTTAGCCTCACGAAGTGCTACTACATATTCGCGGAATGTATCGTTACCACAGAAGATAACAAAATCATCCTTATCTAAAAGAGCAGCAGGGATTGACAAGAAGATGTCATCAAGTGCTTGTCTTACGTTAGATTTAGTCAAAGTAGTCAAAGCACTTACGTTTCCGTTGATTGGGTCGCCCGCACCACCGAAACCAAGAGCATTGATAATAGTTGCAAAACCATTGAATTTGTTCAATTGACCATTAACACTAGTCGTGTCGCCTTGCCAAATCGCAGTTTCAAGAGCCGCACCAATTCTTTGAACTTTTTGATTAGTGAAATCAGTTGCGTATGCCATATAATCATAAGTAGAACCAACTCTTAAAGCCTTTTGAGTATACTTCGCTTCAAAAGTTTTAGGGCAGATAGCCTCTTGTACTTTGATTTTACCTACTGTAATTTGTCTTTGTGTGATAGTAGTTGTACCACTAGCATTAAATCCGCAAGTTCCACCCGCTTGGAATACCGCATCGGTAGTCAATACGTTGATAGTTTCTGCTGATTTGATACCTACTTGTACATTACCTTTCGCTTCAATCAAAGAAGCAGTTTTCGCACTGAAAATAGCAGCCGCAGTTAGTTGCTGGGCATTTTCTTCTACGTAGTTCGTAAGTGCTGTTAAATCTAATGCCATATTATTTTGTTTTTAAATTTTGAAATACTTGTTGTAATTTATTAAATTGTTGTTGTTTAGCGTCTTTAACTTCTTTATAAAAAGTATTAGGCTTTTGAATTGGGTCAGCCGATGGTTCAGTTGCCAAAGTTTCCAAAACTTGTGCAGACAATTTGATTGCCTCACTCATTTTTTCTTCTTTATTACCCATTTCCTCTAATTTTTTAGCCATTTCTTCAACTTTCTTTTCAAGTGCTGCATATTTTTCTTCCATAGCAGACATTTTCTCGTCAATCTTTGGCTTTTCATCTTCGGCAGGAGCATCTTCTTTTGCAGCCTCAACCTCAACTTCTACTTTTGGTTCGCTTTCAGCCTTTTTAACTTCTGCGATTTTACCTTCTTCAACCACAACGATTACCTCGCCTGATTCAAGTTTGTGTTCGCCAACAGGTGCAGGCATATTCGCCCCATCTTGACCAACCACATAGATTTCGCCACTCTCTAAATCGTATTTGACAGCAGTTCCATCTTCCAATTTGCCATCTGTTAAGGCAAACTTTTCTTTACTATTCTCTGTGAATAGCAAGTTTTTGATTTCTTGTAATGCTTCTTTTGCGTTCATAATTGTAAATATTAATTTTTAATTAGTGTTCAATTTGTGATAAAATATTTATGATTTTAGACATCATAATTTCTTCTTCTGTTATTGTTTCATTTGTTTTTTCGTATCTAAACATCCCCTCAACACTAAATCCTTTGAATGTACCTTCCTTAACCATTTCCCAAATCTTTTCATTATCCACCTTGAAAGTTCCAAACCAACTGCCATCAGCCACATCCTCAAATCCCTTTGGTGGCATAACACCTTTCTCTCTATCAATAATATAACTTTCGTACATATACACTCCCTCAACGGGTTTGCTATGCTCTAAATTAACTTTACCCTGATAGCCTTTCTTGAAAAACCTTTGTACAATCTTCATTATTTCTTCTGCACTAAATACAACATAGTATTCAGCATCCTCATCCCTACGATATATAGGTAAATCGGCAATCATCAATGGACCTGTAACAATCTTTTGTTCTTCATCTTGTATAGCAAACCTATTATGTATGCTATTTTCCTGTAATTCTCCTAGTTGTCTTAACTTATTTCTACTCCAACCCAATGCAGCCTTACCACCCCATGCATCATACATCAACTTACCACATCCATCACCATAACTTTTAGATGAATTTAAGTCGGCTTCGTGTCTGCTCAAATAAGAATACATCCTTTTGATAGTTTCTAGGGATATGGCTTCGCCACTAGCGAGTTGATTTGCTCTTTGTTTTCCAACAGGAGTACCGCAAGAACCCCATCCATTCTTTTCTGCATACTCTAAAACCCTTTTTGCGTTATTTTTAACACCATCTGGATAGTCAGCGTATGATTCAAAATCTTCTTTATCTTCGTTGAATGCTATAAAATTTTTCTGTATAGCAGGATATTCCACCAATGCTACGTAATCAACTTCTTCCTCACCCTCAATAGTGTCGGAAATACGCATTTTATATATAGGTAATTTCACTTTCATAGTTATAAATATTAAAATCCTGCCCTACGTTCAATATCGGCTACCCTTCTTTGTGTTCCTGTTACCTCACTTTCTACTACGAATGCCCTAATTGGCTTTTGATTTTGCATAACATTGGCTATCGCCGTTACAGGACTGCTTCCCAAAGTCGGTACTGCTGATGCCGTTGCAGGTGCAGTTGTGCTAATACTAGGTGCTGATGCTCCACCACCACTCGGAACTTTTGTTTTGGCTATCTCACGAATAGATTTGATACCACTAGCAATAATTACACCTGCTTGTGCTATACGTATAATAGTTGCCAATGGTTCAGGAGCGGGAACTTTACTATTTAAGGCCTGTGTCGCACCTGTATATGTGTTAATTGTTGCAGCCGCAATCGCCAAACCTTTACCTGCTGCCGTATCTTTACCTGCTAGGTCGGACATAGAACTTAAAATACCTGCTACTTGTTGAGCAACCTGCATTTTAGCCTGTACACTAGCCTCATCAATCTTTTTTTGTTCTTCTGCATTAGCACGTAAGAAATTGGTATACTCTGTTTGGCTCATTCTACCATTTTCAAACTCTGTTTTTGCTAGTGCTAACTTTTTAGCGGCTAAATCTTTTTGTATATTAAACTGAAATTCAGATTGTTTCATTTGATAATCCAAATCAGCCACATCTTGATTGAACTTTTGTGCTTTTCTTTGATTTTCAAGTAAATCTAATTCAGTATTTTCCTTTTGTTGTAATGCTTTTTTAAGTGCTAATTTCTGTTCAGCCGTATATTTTTCATTAGCATCAATATCAGCGTATTGTTGTTGGTAGTTAGCCAATAATTCTTGCTTCGCCCTTTCGTTTTCATCCTTTATAGCGGACAATCTAGCCTCTGTTCGTGCCTTATTTAACTCCTTATCAAATGCTAATTGCTTTTCTGCTTCCTCTTTTGCATATTTTTCACGAATATCAGACAATTCCTTTTGTCTAGCGGCTTCTAAACTGCCATCATCTTTAACACCTGCCTCTTTTAATTTCTTAAATTTCTCTTTATATGCTTCCTCAACTGCTGCTTCCTCTTGTTTTTGCTTTTCTAAAAGTTTATTTTTAGCCTCTTGAAGTATTTTTTGTGCTTCTAATTCTTTGGCATCTTGTTTTTCTTTATCTGCTTTCGTTTTATCTGCCGCAGTTTTATCAATTCCTTGTATTGCTAATTGGAATCCTGCTCTTTTTTCTTTTAGTTTATTCAAACTTGCTTCTGCTTCCTTAATTGTAGCATCCCCTTCTTTTGCAGTTTCCTCTGGGTCAAATACCATCTTGGCTATACCACCTGTGAAGCCTTCTGCTAGTCCAAAATTCTTCCCTAATGCCTTTCCAACTTGGTCAATCATTGCCAATACGGCAACCAAAGGTGCTGATAAGAAGGTAATAATACCTTGTAATATTTCTTTGTTCCTTTGTGCTGCTTTTACCTGTGCATCTTTTGTCGCTTTTGCATTTTGCAAATTGATTTCAGCAGCCTTAATCGCCTCATCACTTTGTTTTATCTTGATATTTAGAATATCCTTTTCACTTTTACCTTGCAGTTTAAGTTGATTAGATTGTCCATCTATCGCTTCTAATTTATCTTCCTGTGTTTTTAAGTTTTCTTTTGAACTTTCATTTAGTTTTTTCTGTTCCTTACTAACACCGCCTACTGCTGCCTTTATATCATCCCAATAGGCTACTAATAAACCAACCGCAACAACCAAAGCACCTATCCCCGTAGAGATAAGTGCTTTCTTAAATCCTTCCGCACCTGCGGTAAGTCCTTTAAAAGAAATTTTTAGTTGTTCGCCTACTTTCCCAATGTCTTTTAATTGAGATAAGCCTTGTGATAATGCCATAGCACCCTGTACCTTCTGCAAAGTTTTGGCCACATCATCACTTTGACTGCCAAACAATGCCATAGCACCTGATACCGCAGAAATACCTGCCGCAGCCGTACTCGCTGCCGTAGTTAATGCTTGAAAACGCTTTCCGGGGTCAAACAATGCTGCTTGTTCACCTGCTGCTTCTATCTCATCTTTGATAGCGGCAACTTTATTTGCAGCATCAATCGCTTCCTTACTAAACTCACCGAACTTTTGTCTAGCAGCCTGTAATGAAACAGTCGCCTCTTTAAGTTGGGACTTTAAGGGTTTTACATCAACGTCAAGTATTAAACTATTTTCTGCCATTAATCAAATAATTCAAGCAATTGTGCTTTCGCTAGGATAGTCAACTGCTCATTGTTTGTAATAAAATCTTTTAAAGTTTGAGTGTCAGATTTATCTAGTTCAAGTTCTTTACCTTCATGTAATTTTAATGCCCATCCGTAGTATTTAATAGCATCGCCTTTCGTTCCTGCAACTAATTGGTCTGCTAAAACATTACCTAATGTAACATCTTTACCATTTTGGTCTTTAACTACTTGTCCACTCAATGTTGTGATTGATTTGTTGAAATTCATGTTTTTTTGTTTTTATAATTATGAAATAATTTGCAAATTTAATTTATTAGCAACCCAATTGAAAGCATATTCGTTTGTTTCCCACAAATCATATTCTTCACCTTCCATCATTAATTGGTCAGCGATTAATCTGTTTCCAACACTACCATCTTCTTTTGCAGAATACAATGAATAACTAAATACTGCATTTGTTGATAGGTTATCTTGTGTACAATAAACTAATAAGAATACTGCTTCATGGATTGAACCATTATACCACATTGGTACTGATTGAATTTTTTTCATTTTTATTTTTTTGTAAAGTTAATAATTTTATATATCATATCTTATCCTTGTTCTATAATTAAAATCATTCATTGGAATATTGTTGAACCATATAGGATATGTAGCAACAAGTCCTAGTTCACCTTCTAACCATTGATTATATCTTAATCCTGCAAAACATCCCCAATTCGCATCAGTAGATACACTAACAGATGTAGTAAAAACATTTGTGTATTGTGTTCCATCTACGAATAAACTTAAAATACCGCCACCACCACCAAATGCTAGACCCATCATATACCATTTTCCTGATACAAATGCAGGAATACCACCTGCACCAAATGTTAAACGAGCAGTTACAACAGAACCTGATGTACCATTCCATCTTTCATATTGTATAAATGTACCTGATGTATTTGATATGTATACACTTTGACCTATTGGGGTGCTACCACTTCTACCTTCACAAGCGATTATGCCATTGAAACTTGTTGGGAAACCTGTACATCTAAACCATGCTATCCATGTAAATTGTTGTGTACCACCATATTTTGCTATATCATTCAATCTTACTGAATATTGCCCTGTTGGTGATGTTTGTATTCTTCCTGGATATGTAGTTGTATAATTAGCAACATTAACAGGAGTACCATTATTTGTTCCTGTTACAAATGTTCCATTTCTACCATTACCACTTGTATCAATAATAGCACTTGAATTTGTTGGGTATCTTGAACTTAAACCAAAATCATGTAATATATCAGGACTTTCATATTTGAAACCATATCCTGCCCAATTATAAAAACTACTGATGCTTGTAGCATATTGAACATAAATACCATCCCATACAAAGTTTTTAGAAGTTAGTTTAGATAACTGACCTAATGAATATGGGGTAACAACACCAACAGAATTTGCTCCATCTGTTACTGCTATTCTTGACAATGATAATGTTCCACTACTTGGTAAAGGCATTACGCTACTTGTTTTTTAAGTTCATCAATTTGTTTTTGTTGCTCTTTTACTGCTTCAATTAAAAGTCCAACCATATTACCATAAGATACACTCAAATTACCCTTCTCATCTTCTAATACAACTTCTGGCAATACCTCACGAATTTCTTGTGCAATAACACCAATTTTCTTTTTGTCTTTATCTGTGTCAGTTCTAAAATAACTCACACCTCTTAATGATAATGTTTTTTCAAGTGCTTTTTCAATAGTATTAACATCTTTTTTAACTCTTGCATCAGAATAAGCAGTTACATCTCCTGTTGCTACTACATTACCATTAGGATAAATAACAAATGTAGTTTGTACACTTGTAGTGCTATTAGCATTCCAAAATTCTGTACGCATAGGTGCGTGTGTATTTGCAACTCCATATGCATCATCCTTTACAAATCTCATACCACCACCGAACTTTGTATAATTTGGACCTGAACCATGCCATGCGTAACCCTCAACTGCGAAACAAACATCTCCATTCGCAACACTAGCAGGAGCAGCAGCAGTACCTCTACCTTTCATACCTTTAAGGCTTGCTCCTATTGTATCTTCTGACATTCTACTCAACCCTAATAATGTTGGACTTGTCTGTCCAATTATCATAAGTAAAGGTTGAGTAACATCATAGCCATAACCTGTGATTGTTCTTGAAACACCTGTTTCTCTAATTGTTGATGTTGGGGTTGCTGCTCCTACACCTGTTAAATCAGTTTGTAAATCAAAGCCTGTATTGAAAATACCTAACCTATCATTACTACCTGCTCTCAAATATAAAGCATCATCAGTAGTTTGTATTCTAGCATAACCAGTACCTGCATCCAAGTGCATACCATATTGGTCGCCCCTTGAAATAAATATCTTACTTGTTGCAGCAGGAGTTCCTTGATAACCATGTGCTAGTACACCACTAGAATTTATACTAACCCATCTTGTACCTGTATGATTAAAGAAACCTATATTTCTACCTACCATTCTAAATTCTTCTTCTGTACCTGCACCATTACCATTCTGTCTAACATATAATGCACCAACAGAATCAGCAAATGTCATATTATCATTCCTTCTGTATATGATAAAAGAACCTCTTGGTTCAAATCTTGCAATAGATACAGGATTTTGTACATCATCATTAGCAACCATAAATTCTATGAATGCACCATGTTGATTTGCAGTACCTGTACTACCTATACCTGAATGTATAATTGCTCTACTTCTATAACCATCAGTATTATTTGAACGGAAAAAGTTTATTACACCAATAGTTTCATTAGTATTTAGATTGCCACCAAGTGAAATCATTGCAGGTCTAGATGCATTACCCATACTAAATTGGGTTTCAGCAGTTCCACCACCAAACAAATTTACAGCATCACTATCTAGATAATCGGTAGGACCAAATACTGCTTGTATTTTTGATGTATATGTAGCATCTGTATCATCATTTCTAACTCTAAATTTAGCATTATTAGATGTAGCAACACCTACTGCAAATTTACCTGCATTAACATAAGATATACCACCATTATCAGCATCTAATCTGATAACTAAATTTCCATCGTTATACAACCACAAATTACCAATATCGCTTGTTCCTGTTGTCGTATCACCAATTGCTGCATTGACATAGTTTAATCCTCTTAATGAAATTTTAGGACTATCAACACCTGTACCATAAAAAGTGAAATTAGTGCCATCTACTTCAAATTTAGTACCAACACCTGCTTGATATAAACGGAAACTACTTCCATTAGGATAATCAATTCTAGGATTAGAACCTAATAATTGAAAATCACCATAGGCTTGTAAATTACTTTGGAATGTACCATAGTTACTACCACCATCTAATGTCAGTATAGTTGTATTATAACTTTTGAATACATGACTACCTGTTAGACCATTTGCATTTCTAACAACATATTCTATACCTGCTGCTGATGTTACTTTATTAAGCCATACATCACCATCAAATAAACTACTGCCGTTTACCTGTAATTGCTGACCATTATCAATCTCACTTGTTTTACCAATAAAAACACGACCTTTTGCACTTACCTGCATAATAGTTATATCATCATTACCCAATCTAAAAATATTAGTATTGTGAGAATTAACATCTCCAATACTTATTCTTGGGAATGATATATCAACTAATGAAGTTATTTGCCATGTATTTGCACCTGCGTTTGCATAATCTTGTATATTTAAAGCAGGTACTGCTGATGGACTTCCCGGAACTGCTGATGTACCATGTCTTATTATCCAAATATTGTAATCTGTATTGTTAGATGCAACAGATTGACCAACTTGTAATTGCTGACCATTCCATGTAAAAGCACTAACACCATCAATAGCATTTGCACCTGTGAAATATGCAACTTGACCTGCTACACCATTACCTGTTCCTGTAATTGGATTAGTCAATAAAGGTTGATAACTTGTTGTATCAATAGTTATCATACCATTAGAGCCGTATGTTTTTACAAAACCATTGGCACTATACCCATTAAACTGAACATCCTTTGCTGAATACAAAGTTAGTGCAGTACCTAGCACACCATTTTGTGCAGTACTAAATTCTAATTTTGCATCTTGTGTTGATGCAGTTGATGTCCAACTTGTTTCGGGAGTACCTTGTATTCTTGCTCCAACAATAGGAGTTCCAACATTTGTACCTGTTCCATCATATCCTAGTGTAAAGTTCATACCTACACCATATCCAACACCTAATGCGTTTTCTAAATTCAATGCAGTTACATGGGTATTATCATTTTGCTTTAACCATAAACCATATTGATTGTATCTTAACCATCTATTGTTAGAACCTTCTGCAATAATTAACCAATTCTGTACACCTGTAAATGCTCCATTTGTAAATGTGCCTCTTATCAAAAGAGATGACAACACATCATTATTTGCACCTGCAATTAATGTTGGATTCAAATTCATACCAACTGCAATACCAGAACCTGCGGTATTTGATGGTGCTATATATAATTCACCATTAGGACTGAATGTAAATGCAGTACTACCTGTTACACTACTTGTACCATTCCAATATGTAACTTGACCATTCGTACCAGAGCCTGTGATACCTGCCGTTATTGTCCAACTTCTATTAGCACTTAAATCGTAGGTTGTTCCGTTTATAGTTAATGTCCTACTCGTAGGTACATACCCACTTAAATCAGGAGAATAGTTTGGTATATTTAATGCTCCTGTGGTGCTATTATAAGTCGCTGCACCGCTTGTTCCTGTTGTAGTCAAGGTAATGCTTGACCTAGCACGAGCATTAGTAAAGTAAAGGTTTGACGACCCTTCTGTTACTTGGTCTGTGTTATAATCTCCAGTAACAGCGACAACTGCTCCTGTTCTACCGAATACAGAAGTAACCGCATCAGTATTTATATCAGTCCATGTAGCCGTAATTGTACCGCCATCTTGTTGCGTTAATGTCAATGTCTTTGTCGTAGTACCTGTTACTGCCGCACTATTTATTTTGTCATTATAAGCCGCATCCCAATTTGTTTGACTTGCCGTAGTTGGTATAGCATATCCTGTTGTTGTAGATAGCACACCTGTTGAACTATTATAATCTAAACCTGTAACAGATTCACTAATTGCTGCTCTTGACCTAGCATCTGTATAGTATAAATTTAAACCTTCTGCTATATTAGATGTAGTTCCTGTTACTTTTGTCCATAAACCTGTTGCAGATTTGTATTGTAAAATATCATTATCACTAGGATTTTGAGCAGATACATCGTGTATCTCATCCATTTCATATCCGTTCTGTATCTTAACTTCTATTACCCCTTGCGTTGGATGTGAACGTACTACAATACCTACATAAACTAAATGAATAGGAGCATATGGTTTTGTACTTGTA